AGGACGTGGTACCAGCTCTGATTATCAACGAATACCGGGAGCAGGGCGGCGATTCAATCAGCTTTCCTGACGACATCAGCCGGGCCCGGCAGAAACTCTTTCGCTTCCTCGATAACCGGTTTGATTCCGATCAGTACCGCGAGAACGTTCGCCAGCTGACACCGGCAATCATGGCCGTGCTGCCGCTGGAATTCCGCACAAAGCTGGCGCCGCAGAACGACACCATGTCGCTGATAGCTTCGGCAATGAAAGAGTGTGCAGAGGCCAAGCAGGCAGTGCTTCTTAATGCGCCTGAGCACCAGAAACTGAAGGAAGTAAGCGAGGGTATCGCTTCGCTGTTTCGCCTCATGCCGGAGCAGGTAGGCCCACTGATGACGATGGTGACATCGATGCTGGGGGTTATGTGATGAGAAGTATCAATAAAGGCGAAAGCCGCGCTGTTGGTAGCAGCTACGGCTTTCAAGACACTGTGTTACGCCAAGTAACGGGAGTAAGTATGTCAAATACCGCAAAAATTCTCAACTTTCCTGATGTAGTTTCGGGAATACAGGAGCTGCGAGTGGCAGATCTCGACGATGGGTTTACGCGCATCGCCAATGAGCTCCTTGAGGCTGTCATGCATGCAGGTTTGTCGCAGCATCAGCTTTTGGTGTTTATGGCTGTCATGCGCAAAACATACGGCTTCAATAAGAAATCTGACTGGGTCAGTAACGAGCAGATTTCAGAGCTGACCGGCATTCTCCCGCATAAGTGCTCAGCTGCAAAAAGCGCCCTGGTTAAGCGGGGGATATTAACTCAAACCGGTCGTGTTATCGGGATTAATAAAACGGTCAGCGAATGGTCATCTTTACCTGTAAAAGGTACAGAAAAAAAACCTTACCTGAAAAAGGTAAATTTACCTGAATCAGGTAAGAAAAGTTTACCCGAATCAGGTAACGGCTATTACCCAAATCAGGTAAACACAAAAGACAAACATACAAAAGACAATAAAGACAATAGTAATAAACCCCCTAAATCCCCCCGGGCGGGTTCGTTCGATGCGGCCAGTGTTCAACTGCCTGACTGGCTGTCCGTAGTCACCTGGTCTTCATGGGTTGAATACCGTCGTGACCTGAAAAAGCCGATCAAGTCTCAGCAGACCGTGACGCAAGCCATCAATCTGCTCGACCGCTGCAGGCTGAACGGATACGCGCCTGAAGAAATCATTAACCGCAGTATTGCGAATGGCTGGCAGGGTCTGTTTGAGCCTGACGGACAGGCGAAGCGCAGCCGAGATGCGGGGCAGGAAGGCCTCCACTGGAACAGCCCGGATGCATGGAGGGATTTCCTGTGAAACCTGAACTCTACCGCGCAATAAACAATCGGGATGGCGCAGCGATGGCAAGCATGGCCGGGGGCAACTCTGAGCATGGCCGGGTTGTGAATTCAGACGCTGAGCGCCTTGTTGACGCGCTGTTCATGCAGCTGAAGCAGATTTTCCCGGCGGCGACGCAAACCAACCTCCGCTCCGATGCTGACGAGCGAGTGGCTAAGCAGCAGTGGATAGCGGCATTTTCAGAAAACGGCATCCGCACCCGCGAACAGTTATCCGCCGGCGTGCGCCATGCAAGAGCCAGTGAGTCGCCGTTCTGGCCATCGCCAGGCCAGTTTATCAAGTGGTGCAAGGACAGCGGCACGGTCCTCGGCATCAAGCTGGCTGACGTGATGGGTGAATTTCAGCGATACAACCGCGAGAAGGGGCTCCACACCGGCGGCGCCGAGCGCTTCCCCTGGTCTCACCCGGTCATGTACTGGATTGTCACCGATACCAGGCGGGCAATGTATCAGCGCCAGCTCAGCGAGGCAGAAACCGAGAAATATGCCGCCAAAAAGTTGGAAGACTGGGCGCTGAAAGTGGCCGCCGGAGAGCAAATACCGTCGCCGGTACTGGCTCTGGAGAACAACCAGGAAGTGATCCCCACAAATCACGCCAGCAGGCAGCGCGGTTATCACCCGGAAGGCAAGAGCTTCGGATGCATGCCAGGCGCGGCGTCGCTCGGCGCGCTAACCCCGGCTCAGTGGCTACGGGACGAATACCTGATTGGCAAAGAAAAGGGGCTGATTCAATGAAGCGTATATCCGGAACTCAAATCGTCATCAATTTTATCGGCAGTCATCCCGGTTGCACTTTTTCAGAGATTCGCACCGGAACGGGCCTGGATTCTTCTGTCGTCAACTCAGCTATCTGGGCCACGTTCAACGACGGACGGGTTTTGCGAGCAGGTGAGCGAAAAGGCTACCGCTACACCCTGGCAGAGCAGACAACCGTAACCGAAAGCACGTCAGCGGATTTTCAGTTCAGCAATCGCCATTGCGGCGCCAACAAGCTGACCAATCTTTTTAACCAGTGCCTGGCGGGAGTAAGAAAATGAACATCTCAACAGTAAACGAGCTCATTCAGTCGCTGGAGAGTGCGGGCGAGCTGTCGATCAAAGAGACAAAGGTTATGGCTCTGGCGAAGGCGTATCTGGATGTGGCGGCGGAGAATATGGCGCTGAAGTCTGAGGTTCCATTAGGTGCTATTGAGAATGGTCGTGCTTTTGCAGATCGTTTAGAGGCATACCCGTTTGAATGCCAGGCTGGAAATCTAAACATGTGCAGTGACTGGCAAGAGCTTCGCCGCTGCTTCGAACATCTTTCCGAATGGGCTATGCACGGCCAATCAGAAACCCCCGCAACCGATAGCATTGTAGCCGGGATTAAGGCCGATGGGGTGGACTCTGGAATTAAAACCATCATGACGATGCTGAATCACCAGGCTCGGGGCGTGTTGGATGCAATTAATGTGCTGAGCGTCCATTCGTTCGAGCTGCGCAAGGGGGCCGACAAATGAGCAAAGAGCCAATGGTCGTCAGCTTCTCAGGTGGGCAGACATCAGCGTTTATGTGCGACTTCCTCATGCAGAACTACGCAGATACTTACGAATTCCATTTCGTGTTTGCCAATACCGGACGGGAGCACGAGGAAACTCTGATTTTCGCTGACAAGGTGGACAAACTTTTTGGCCTTAACCTTGTCTGGCTGGAAGGGGTTACCAGTAGTGAATATGGTGTCGGAATGCGTCACCGCGTTGTCTCATTCGAAACCGCATCCAGGAACGGAGAACCATTTGAGCAGTTCATTAGCGTAGAGGGAATACCTAACGTATCGCGTCAGAAATGCAGCGATTATCTGAAGACTCAGACTATTCGCTCATGGATGCGGGCTGTTGGCCTTGCTCGCCGGGGCTGGTCGGCAAAAACGGCAATTGGTATGCGTGCTGACGAGCCAGAACGCGCCAGCATGGATAAGGCATCAACCAAACGTTACAACCTGGTCTATCCGCTTTGCCATTGGGGTGGATTTGATAAGCAGGATGTGAACGACTTCTGGGATGCCATGCCGTTCAAACTCAATATCCCACCACACCACGGAAATTGCCTGACCTGTTTCAAGAAGAGTGATGCGAAACTTTACCTGATAGCTCATGAGCACCCTGAGTGGTTCTCCTGGAATCGCGATATGGAAGAGAAATACGGGATGGTTAAAGCAGTTGCTGGACATACCTGGTGGCGTAGAAAGCGGGATACAGACCAGTTAATTAATGATGCAAACCTCGAAGACCGTCAGCGGCTGATTTACCTGACAAACACAAACCCTGATGACGGTGACGGATGCACATCTTCATGTGAGCCGTTCCAGGGCGATGACATGGCAGAAGATGAATTCGACGACAAGATTGAAGGGAGTGCCGCATGACAACTGATATCACCGAACTGGCGCAGCTGCGTGCTGAGCTTTCAAATCCAGCAGTTGGCAGTAAAGACCATCTGCGAAAACTCGCGTTATCGCTGGTAGAGGCGCTGGAGAAGGCGCAGGCCATCAACGCAGCAGCCGAAAAACTGGTTCGCTGCAAGGGCCGCTATCACAGCGAGCAGAACTATCGCGCCCTGGCAGCGCTGTTTGGCGTGACAGTGCCAGACCTGCCGCCGCTGGATGGGGAATTTCGCACCGTCACCGTGAAGCTGGCATCCCGCCGATCACCATCCGATTACGTTGATGGTGAATTCGGTAATGATGATTTGGCAGCAATACATAATGCGTGTCGCCTGGAATGCAAGGTCAGTGTTGAAAAGTATTTGTCAGCGCATGGGATTGTAGTCAAGTGGGAGGCTGAGTGATGGCTGACATTCTCAAAGAGGTTCAAAAAAGCTCTGGCTACACACTTTTCAATGAATATCCAAAGCCATTCACTGTTGTATCAGTGATAACCAAAGGGCGCGGAATTATGAAGATAAGACGCCAAGGCCATGCTTATTGGTCAGGATTTCGCTGGCGCGGAGTGGATGGATTCAAGATTGGTTACGCGAAGGTTATATCTTGGGAGGTTGAGTGATGAAAATCAACGTAACTCCAGCCCAACTTGAGGCCATCAAACGACTTACTGATGATTGCGCTTCGATGATTGGTTGCGGAAATTATGAAGCTGATATGGCCTGGTTGCGCAACGTCAAACTGATTGACCGGATGCTGAAAAATAACGGGCACACTCGTGATTTTGAAGGGGAGGCTGAGTGATGGCTAAATACCGAGTTGTTATTGAGGCCCCAGGCTTACAGGAGATTTTTGAGTATGAGGCCGATTCAGCGCAGGAAGCTGAAGAAATAGGGCGAGACATGTTTTTCGATATCTGCAATTACGGTGTTTCAGCCATTGAGGGTGACGACCAATGACCAGCAAATTAACCAGAGAAGAACTTGAGGCTGTCATTTCTACATACGGAAAGGCTCATGTTGCTAATCGTATGGCTGTTGAGTTACTGGCCGCAATGGACAGCGAGCCGGTGGCTTTCATCAATGGAGCATGGACGCTGGTTTATTATCGCCCGCCCAAAGAGTCAGGGCTAAAGATTGGCGACAAGCTCTATCGCCACGCGCAGCAGCCGGTAGTGCTGGATAGCGGTCGTGAGCAATTCGAAGAGTGGTTTAAGTTCCACGATGATGGCGAAAACTCAACCGAAAAATTGCAGCGCACCAACGGTGGGGCAAACTATCTCTATCCTGACGTCGATTTAGCATGGATTGTTTGGAAGGATAGCCGCTCAGCGTTGCTCCAGACCGCTCCCGCTCATCTGCTTCCGGATAAGGGGCATAAAGGAGTTACGGGCTAATTCATCCAGAAAACTGTCAGTGCTTTGAATGTCGGTCATCCAGGCTCAACGGAGGTAAGTCATGAAATTCGAAGAATGGTTATCGCAACAAGATGGGGTTATTGAGGTAGATTGCGGCTGTGTTACCACGGAAGCTTTTTATCACTGGATGCGCGTGGCTTATGAGGCTGGCAACTCTCCGGTAATTCCGGATGGTTACGTGATGGTGCCGGAAAAAGCCATGACTCCAAAAATGATTATAGCTGTTCAGATGAACACCGAGTTGGGTTCGTATGCTGCAGCAAATCTTGTTTCTGCGTACAGACTATTCGATGAGTTCTGGTCTGAGGCTTGCCGTGCTGCCCAGCAGGAGGTGAAAGGTGAATAAGTTCGAATTGATTCAGAAGATATCGGAGCTCGCTACTGAATGCCACACGCTGGCATGTGAGCTTGATATCGGTGACGAGCGAACCGAAATGTTCGAAATCTACGGCGTGCTGCACAACCTCGGTCGCCGCGGGTACGCCAGCCAGGTAGGGCAGAGAATGAATCCTCTGCTCGCATCCTGCGATGATGATGAAGATGATTGGGACGAGGATGACGACTGATGTCTAAATCCCCCGCAGAACGCAAAGCCGCGCAGCTAACCCGGTAGTGATATATAATCCCCTCAACCAAGCGAGGGGATTTTTATGTCGAAGTGGAACATTGCAGCACAAAGCCCGGAAGAGCAGGACAAGGTTAACGTCGATCTCGCCGCGTCCGGCGTCGCCTACAAAGAGCGTCTGAACATGCCGGTAGTCGCCGAAGTGGTCGCCAGAGAGCAGCCAGAGCATTTGCGCGAATACTTCATGGAGCGCGTGCGATACTACCGCGAGCAGAGCATTCAACTACCCCGCGCATCCGACCCACGATACATCGAAATGGCAGAATTAAATGCAAGAAAATGACACTAAGGATCAGCAGGAATCTGAAATACAGGCTTTCGATTTTTCGAAGGAATTTGACGCTCTGATAAATGCAAAAGGAAAGATTACTACCTCCATGCTAACGGCGGTTAATCGCTACTTTTTGTACTTTTCTTTCTTTGAGTCTTTGCTTCTTGGGTGCTCAGGAGGGCAAAAGAAAAGTTCTGACTATGCAAAGGCTCTCATGGACAGAGGGGTTTATGATGAAAGTATAATTAGATCAACATTTAGCGTGTTTGCTGATAGATACGTTACTGATCGGCGTAGGTATGAGAGTCTTTGTGGTGAAGATAGGCATACACGCCCGGATACCAAAGAAAAATATTACGGCGTTATATGTGCAAAAGCAGATGATCTTGTTACTCAGTTTGAATTATGTTTATTTGTCTGCTTCAGACTGAGGAACAATCTTTTCCATGGGCCAAAGTGGAGATATTTCCTTGATGGGCAAGAAGAACTACTCTTGACTGCCGGAACTTTTATACATTCGATTCTTGATAAAGCCCCTAGAAGTGAAGAAGGTTGGGAGTTTCAGGATATTTTGTCGCCAACCGAATAGTTTTGATTTTCCATTATCAACCAGCCATAATCATGTCATCGGAGCCTGAACAACTCTGGTGACTTCTGCGCATTTAAGGGGACTTAAATGCGACCACAATCTGAACTCCTCACCTTGTCACAGATGCAGAAATGCACCTGCGATTTTCTGTATTCTGCGGTTTCCGTTAAGGAGGCCGTATGACTCTGCCAGTAGACGGCATCAAACTCCATCGCGGCAACTTCGCGGCCATAGGCCAGCAGATTCAGCCGTTGCTGGATGCCGGGCAATGCTTCCGACTTCAGGTTAAGCCGTGGAGAGAGAAACGCAGCCTGTCGCAGAATTCACTTCTCCACATGTGGCTGGCTGAAATCAGCGAATACCTGATTAACTCTGGACGTACTGACGCAACCCCTGAGTGGGTTAAGCGCAACCTCAAAAAGACCTACCTCGGATGCGAAGAGGTGACCTACACCGACTTCATCACCGGTGAGAAGACCACCACTTGGGAGCCTCGCCACACTGCCGACCTTGATACCGGTGAAATGCATATCTTCCTGCTGAAGGTTGAAATGTGGTGCGCTCAGTTCGGTCTGGCCCTGACTATCCCGAACGGTTGCGAGTACCAGCAGCTGCGCGATAAGCAGGAGGCGTGATGTCTACTCCACTATCCCGCGTCATCACCAACGAAATATTCCGCGTTCCGGCGCGCCGCCAGCGTAAGCCAGCGGTTAAACCGTCCGACATCCCGACACTGAAAGACTACACCGCCCGCCTGGTGGATCAGAAATGGCTGCGTCTCGCGGCAAGGAGAGCGAATGGCTAAGTTACCGCGCCGCAAGTGCGCCCATAAAGCCTGTCGACAGTGGTTCCATCCGGTGCGAGATGGACAGGTGGTTTGCAGCTTCGATTGCGCCAGCGCGATCGGCAAAGAACAGACCGCAAAAGCCCGAGAAGCCGCTAAACAGAAGGAAGCGCAGCGCCAGCGCACCGAAGAGAAGGCAGGGCGCCAGCGGCGCAAGGCCAAGCGCGAATCATTTAAGACAAAGGCCCAATGGGATAAAGAGGCTCAATCAGCGTTCAACCGCTACATCCGGATCCGTGATGAGGGAAAACCGTGCGTCAGTTGCGGCAATCCGCTCATCGGCAAGAGCAACTACCTGACCGGCAGCGCCATTGATGCCAGTCACTATCGTTCACGAGGCGCGGCGTCGCACCTTAAATTCAACGTGTTCAACGTTCACTCTGCCTGTACCCGCTGCAACCGGCAATTGAGCGGAAATGCAGTTGAGTACCGGATTCGCCTTGTTGATCGCATTGGCCTGGAGCGAGTAGAGCGCCTTGAGGCTGATAACGAGCCCCGACGGTTCGATATTCCCTACCTGCAGCGCATCAAATCCATATTCACCCGCAGAGCCCGAGCGCTGGAGAAACGCCGCTCCCGCCATCAGGAGGCAGCATGAGCCGTGACGTTATCGAACGCATCCGCGACCGCTGGATAAAACTCCGTCTTTTACGCAGCAGCGGCACTGTACTGGTTGACTATCGCATTTTGAAGAATTTCGTTCGCATCTATCAGAACTTGGGAGAGACAGCATGACAGCGCAATATTTAGAATTTGTTCGCCAGCAGCTGATAGTGGCCACCGCCGATCTGAGCGGTGCGACGAAAGGGCAACTGGTAGCTTTCGCCGAAAACGCGCAATTCACCGCTACGGCGCGCAGCCGGGGAAGGAAAAAGGTATTCGATAAGGATAAGCAGCGCATGGTGAACCCGGACGGCCCGCCGATGGCTGGCAGCCAGTCCCGCGCGAAAGGCTCTGCAATCGCCCTCGTTCTGCCAGTTGAATATTCGACGGCAAGCTGGCGCCGGGCTCTGCTGTCGCTGGAAGAGCATCAGAAATCGTGGCTGCTGTGGAACTACAGCGAGAATATCCGCTTTGAGCACCAGGTGGCGATCACCCAGTGGGCGTGGGCGGAGTTCCGTGGTCAACTCGGCGCTAAGAAAGTGGCCGGCAAGACGATAGAGCGCCTGAAGAAACTGATATGGCTGGCAGCACAGGACGTGAAAGCAGAGCTGGCTGGTAAGTATGTATATCAGCACCAGGAGCTTGCAGCACTGTGTGGTGTTAAACCTGATAACTGGTGTCATAACTATGCTGATTACTGGCGGGCCATGTGCGCCATATTTAAGCGACTTGATAGCGATTCTCTTCTTTGCGCCGTGAGAACACGATCACAGCAAAAGGCGACTTTTTCGAAGCAGGGTCTTGCAAAAGTCAATTAAATGAGTCATATTTGATTCTAATTTGATAAAATCTCCAAATTCTATAAACCCGCATTTGAGCGGGTTTTTTGTATGTTTCAACAAAGGAATTGGTGATGTTGTACTGTGATTTAATTGAGATCTTTGGTCCGGACCCGTTGAATAATAAAGATGAAGGAATTTCCATTCTTCGCGAGAAGTATGGGATTGAAGCGCCAGAACAAGTTTTTGCGCAAATTTATTGCGGGTTATCTAACGATTCTAGATTTCAGGCCTTGTATGGGCATCTAAATCTTAAATCACTTAAATGGGATTTGGTCAGATTGAAAACTGCTGAGTTCACTGCGTTTGGTACAAATGCTACCTATCCTGAACACATGCTTGAGATTTCGGAAGATTTTAATACCTGCGGCAACCAGTTTTGTATTGATGCAAGAGAAGAGGTTGCACAACATTGGCTCAAATTCGGCACATGGGACGAACCACCGATGTTTATTGAGCGTTCTCTCATTTCGTCTGATGAGAGAGGCTTACACCTCATGGAAGGGCATACAAGATTAGGTACTTTGCTTGGTGCTATCAAGTACGGATTTGTGAAGTTAGCTGACACCCATGAAATCTATATAGCCTCCATGAAATAGGTGAGAAATGGCGATTCAATAGTGTTGATATGAATCGCAACTCATCGAAACATGCCTTCAACCATAAGAGCCGCATTGCTCGACTCTCGTTTCAAATTGCCAGCCTTCGTGCTGGCTTTTTTATTTTCAGGCCCGCGGGAATCATCATCGACACGCTTTGTTGAAAATCCAGCCCGACGGGCCTGACCCTTTTCAAACACACACAGCGCCAACCGGATATACCGGAGGTGAGAGATATGCGTATGCCCTACAAACAAGATTTCATCGCCGCTCTGCTGGCAGCCAAAGAGCAGGGCATTGGCGCAATACTTGCCTTCATGATGGCGTACCTGCGAGGCCGATATAACGGTGGCGCCATGACGAAGACATTAATTGATGCACTGATGTGCGCAATGATTGCCTGGTTCGTTCGTGACCTTCTCGACTTTACCGGGTTGAGCAGCAATCTTGCCTACATCGCCAGCGTGTTCATTGGCTATATCGGTACTGACTCGATCGGCAATCTGATTAAGAAGTTCGCCGCCAGAAAAGCAGGGGTTGATGATGCTGGAACTCAATAAGCAGCGTAAAGCATTTCTGGATATGCTCGCCTGGTCTGAAGGTACCGATAAGGCAGGTCAGCCGACAAAGAATCGCGGTTATGATGTGATTGTTGGTGGTTCGTTGTTCAGCAATTACGCCGATCATCCCCGAAAACTAGTTACGTTAAACCCCAAACTAAAGTCTACGGCAGCCGGGCGGTATCAACTCCTGGCCAGATGGTGGGATGCGTACCGGAAACAGCTTGGTCTGAAAGACTTCTCTCCGGCCTCGCAGGACCAGGTCGCACTGCAGCAAATCAAAGAACGTGGCGCGCTGCCCCTCATCGATAACGGGCACATTCGTCAGGCTATCGATCGCTGCAGCAATATCTGGGCATCATTACCCGGCGCCGGCTATGGGCAGTTCGAACATAAAGTTGATAACCTGATCGCAAAATTCAAATCCGCTGGCGGCGTTGTAGCCGAAGTACAACCATGAACCGGCTAATCGCAGTCATCAGCGCCGTAGTTATGTGCCTGATAGTCAGCCTCGGCTGGCTGGCCAGTCACTACCACGACAACGCGACCGAGTTCAAAAGGCTGCGGGACAAAGCGACTGAGCAACTCAGCCTGGCGAAAGACACCATCGCTGACATGCAGGTAAGGCAGCGTGACGTCGCAGCGCTCGATGCCAAATACACGAAGGAATTAGCCGATGCAAAATCTCAGCTTGATGATCTGCAGCGTTGCGTTAGCTCTGGCAAGTGCGGGTTGCGCGTCAACGCAAACTGTCCCGCGAACGGAGCGGCCAGCGCCGGCGGCATGGGCGATGCTACCGGCCCCCGACTTACTGACTCCGCTGAACGGGATTATTTCACCCTCAGAGAGCGAATCGTCACAGTGACGAAGCAGGTTGGCTATCTGCAGTACTACATCAAAGATCAGTGCCTCAAATAACAGCCTCGCATTCGCGGAATTTTTTTAAGCATTTTGCACGCGCCCAATAGGGAGTCTTTCAGTCGTGAACCCGGGAAATGTCGTTAAAGATAGTGCTCTTTTTTGGAGTGGCGCGCTGAAACAGCGCTGGTTTCCAATAGGCATAAGGTTATGTATCAGTCATTGTAACAAGTTATGAGAAGCCTACCGTTATTTGAGTAGTCCTCCTAATCAATGAAGATATAAGTATCATTAACTTAATAGTGTTTGGCGTATTATTAGATGATAGGCTATGAATTCCTGTGCTCTCACCTTCCGTGTTGAAAAACTCTGCTCGCTCCTCTTCGAGGGTAATGTTTGGCTCAGTTATAATGTTTCTTACATGCGATGAGATGGAGTCAATTACAGGCTTGGTAACCAAATCGTGATCAATTCGATGAGCCAGTTTATTTCTTAGATTATTGAGTTTTTCTAGCCCTTTGTATGCTGGAAGTGGAAGCCCTAATTTCTGAGCCAACACAAGTTTGGAATGATAGTTTAATTTAAGTACTACTTTATCATCTGATTCTGTTGCAAAAACGTTGGCATTATCCAAGGCAGAGCAAATGAATGCTTCTAAGAAGCTCTCCGTTACTAGGTGCATTCTCAGAACCACACCGATCTCATCGCTACTTTCTGATGCAGATATTAATGCATTAGCTACAGATAGACGGCCAAACATTTGCTGAAAAATTATTCTATTCATATTAATCACATAAATGGTTAAAAAAACTCTCGCCAGTAAGCTGTGCTTGACGTGAATCCCTAATTCATTCATCTAACTTGCATCCATCAACTTAAGGTTAAAAACCAGAGGAGGTGATGAGCAAGCCGAATGGGAGACCATCGAGACGGCGTACCTGACCAAGTCCATAAAATCTATTTGTTCTCAAGAGAGCCAACTGGCACAGGAATCGCGTTAACATAAGATGGTATATTGAGGTTATAACCTGTTAAGATTTTGCTGTCTCTTTCCCACTCTCCTCCGGGAACACGATACGCAACCCTATCCCCTCGCTCATTGACCATAACAAGATAGCCATATTCATCTACAGGAACATCACCTTTTAATCCATTTGCAACATAATACTGTATTCCTGGATAGATTAAGGAAGTCTGAAATACAAATTCTTCGCCTACAATCATCATCGTAATCTCCAGAGGTAGTTATGGCACTCACCGACAAGCAAGAAATGTTCTGTCGCGAGTACCTCATCGATTTAAACGCCACGCAAGCGGCTATTCGGGCGGGGTACAGCGCAAGGACAGCTAACCGCACTGCGTCCGAAAACATGTCAAAACCTGACATCCAGTCAAGGATTGCCGAACTTAAAGCGCAACGCAATGATCTGGTTGGCATAAATGCGACATATGTCCTGAATCGTTTGGTTGAGATTGACCAGATGGACGTGCTGGACATCCTGACCTCGACCGGAGAGTTGAAGCCGGTGTCTCAGTGGCCGAAGGTCTGGAGGACGACATTATCCGGGCTGGATGTCGTCGAGATGTCAGCCGAGGGAACCGCCGCACTGCTCAAGAAGATTAAGTGGCCTGATAAGGTTAAGAATCTCGAGCTGATTGGTAAGCATATCGACGTCCAGGCATTCCGTGAGCAGGTGAAAGCTGAGCATGTCGTTGAATCAATATCTGACCTGATGGATTCACTGTCTCAGGGGGCTTAATGAAACCTGAGCACCTTAAGCTGCTGTCGAATAAAGACTGGCGGCTGAACAATCTTTACTGGATCACCGATAAAGAGGGTAAGCCAACGCGGTTCAGGATGACGCCTGAGCAACGGGAATACTTCGAGGGGATCCACACCCGCAACATCATCCTTAAAGCTCGTCAGCTCGGTTTCACCACTGAGGTGTGCATAATCCAACTCGACGCGGCCCTGTTTGAGTCGGCGAAGTGCGCGCTTATCGCCCACACGCTGAACGACGCAAAGCGCCTGTTCCGCGAAAAGGTGAAGTACGCATACGACAAGCTGCCGGCTGAGATAAAGGCGGCCAATCCGGCGAGCAACGACTCAGCCGGTGAGCTGGTCTTTAAGAAGGGCGGATCACTCTACGTCAGCACCTCATTTCGTGGCGGCACGCTGCGTTACCTGCATGTTTCCGAGTTCGGAAAGATATGCGCCAAGTATCCTGACAAAGCCCGTGAAATCGTCACTGGTGCGTTTGAGGCGGTATCGACAGGCTGCTTTGCTACTATCGAGAGCACAGCGGAAGGCCGGGCGGGTTACTTCTTCGATTACTGCCAGACGGCAGAGAAAGCGCTGTTGCAGGGTAAGCCGTTATCTGCGCTGGACTGGAAGTTTTTCTTCTTCTCCTGGTGGAAGAATCCGCAGTACGCAATTGACCCGGTAGAGCCGCTACCTCAGCGCTTAGTTGAATACTTCGCTGAGATGGAGGCGAAGCACGGCGTTATCGTCAACGAGCGCCAAAAGGCATGGTATTACGCCAAAGAGAAAACACTCGGCGACGACATGAAGCGCGAGTACCCGACCATCCCGGCGGAGGCATTCCAGCAGTCGGTCGAGGGTGCTTACTACGCCAAACAATTCCGCTGGCTCTACACCAACAAGCGGATCGGCCAAATCCCCGATAACTCACACCTACCGGTTCACACGTTCTGGGATATTGGTGTGGGCGACTCCACGGCGATCTGGTTTGTTCGCGAGGTTGGTGAGGAGTTTCACATCATCGACTACTACGAAAACTCAGGCGAGGGGCTGAGGCACTACATGAAGGTGCTGAAAGACCGTGGTTATGAGTACGGTGAGCATTGGGGGCCGCACGACATCGATAACCGTGAATTTGGGGCAGACGCAAAATCGCGGCGAGAACTCGCCCAGGAAGGGTATGAGATAGACGGTCAGGTTTACAGCATGACATTCCAGGTGGTGCCAAAAGTCGGCGTTGATACCGGCATTGAGTCGGTGCGTGAAATCCTCCCATCCTGTGTTTTCGATGAAGAGAAATGCGCTGAGGGCATATCTCACCTTGAGGGTTATCGAAAGGAGTGGGACGACAAGCGAGGATGCTGGAAAGATAAACCGCTTCATGACTTCACATCACACGGCGCCGACGGGTTCCGCTACTTCGCTGTAGCGAAGAACAACCACAAGCAGGTCGGCGCAGTATTCTTCTAAGGAGCTCATCAGTGAGTGAACAACAAAGCGAGGTTTCATTCCTCGTTAATGCCCTTGCTGATGCTATCGGGCGGCAGCGCATGCTGTACGCGGGCCAGCCGGGAAACACCAAACGCACGAAGTTGTGGGATGAGTTCGGCTATCCGAACAGTCTCGAGTTCGACCGCTATTATCGGGCTTATGAGCGCAACGCGGTAGCTTTTGCGGCCGTTCATAAGCTTCTTGATTCGTGCTGGGTTGATAACCCGACGATCATCGACGGCGATGACGGCAAGGAGTCAACCGAGACAACGGACTGGGAGAAATCAGCCACTAAGTTGCTGAAGAAACACTGGCCGAAAATCAAGGATGCGGATCGCCGTAACCTGGTTGGCCGGTACTCTGCTTTGCTCATTCAATTCCGTGATGGCAGGGAATGGAGTGAACCGGTAGACAGGTCTGTGGTGGCACGTTTGAAGGAGAAGGCCATTGTTAAGCTGATCCCAGCCTGGGAGTCGCAGATCAAGCCGGGAAACTTCGATACCGACACACTATCAGAAACATACGGCCAGCCAGTTTCGTACAACTTCAACGAGCAGCCAGTTGGTGATGATGGTACGTACGGTCCGGTGCGAGGCGTCACCGTACACCCCGAGCGAATCATCATTCTCTGCGAAGGCTCGGAAGACGAAAATATGCTGTCTGGTGTGCCTTTCCTGCGCGCGGGCTACAACAAATTGCTCGACCTTGAAAAGGTCTCGGGCGGCAGCGCAGAAGGGTTCTTGAAGAATGCCAGCCGCCAGCTCGGGATTGCGTTCGACAAAGAAACCAGCATTGCAAATCTGACAAAGGCAGCCACAGATGCTGGCTACAAAGACCTTGGTGAAGCGCTTAACGACAAGGTCACCAAGATGAACCGTGGTACTGATGCTGCCCTGGTAATGCAGGCCGGCACGCCGTCGGTTCTCTCCGTTGCGGCAGCAGACCCGTCTCCGACCTGGACGGTGGCGGCCAACGAGTTTGCATCTTCGATTCAATGTCCTTTCACCATCCTGTTTGGACAGCAGACGGGGCGCCTTGCCTCCGATGAGGATAAAACAGACTGGGCTAAGCGCTGTAACGGCCGCCGCTGGGGATTCCAGTCGACGATTGTACAGAGCGTGCTTGAGCGCTTCTGGACAGTTGGTGTCATTGAACCGCCTTCATCCGGAGAGGTCACGCTGGCATGGTCTGATCTGCTCGCGCCGAGCGAAAAAGAGAAGATTGCCAACATGCAGGCAATGGCCGTCGTGGCGAAAGATACCCAGCAGGCATACGGCACACCGGCAGTGGATGAAAACGAAATCCGCGCAGTCGGTGAGTTGGAGCCTCGCAAGGTCGTGCCGCCACCTAACCCTGATGTAAAGCAAACCGATAAGGATCCGCTGACAGATGATGATGACAGCGCAAACCAGAATCGGGACGCCAATCGTACCGCGCAATAAATCTGACCCTACGCAATCCTCGCGGCAGGTCAGCAGGATGTTCAACGATATCGAAGATAGGTATCTGAACATCAAGCGCAGGCTTAGGGCTCTGCTTGATCTGCGGCTGACCGGGCAGCAGCGTGAGGCGAACGCACAGCAGTCCTGGATGATGTGCAACAACGATGGCGCAGAGCCTTCGCTGTATCAGGTAAATGCCGGTAAGTTCATCTATGACATGACCGCCGCTGAGCTGGCCGACCTGCTGCAGGTGGTTCAGTCGATTCTGGATGATGAGCTTCTTGATGGCGGCAGCCAGAACCTGTGGGCGATGGACTACGTCATTGCGGAATATGACCGCGGCACGCTAAACGCCTTCACCAACCTGTCGGTGCAGTCTCAGGTGTACGCCAGTCAGACTACGCTACAGCAGCTTTTAAGCAGCCCCGGTTATCTTAATCAGATAGCGGCGGCCAGGCTGACAACATTCAGCGACTGGAAGGCGATCAGCGATGCCGCCCGGGCAGATCTGACAGGCATCATCACCGATGCGGTGGCGCGGGGCGTAAACCCCAGAGAAACAGCCAGCGTTATCAGCAAGCGCCTTGATGTAAGCATGTCGAAGGCAAAGACCATTGCTCAGACCGAACAGGTCGGCTCGCTTAGGCAGGCGCAATGGAATGAAACGGACTGGGCCGCTGACCGCCTGGGGCTGAATACCGGCCTGCTGTGGCTGTCAGCGCTCAAGCCGACGACGAGGGAGTGGCACCGGGCGAGACACGGTAAGGTGTATACGGCCGAAGAAGTCAGGGATTTTTATGCAGAAAACGGTAACAGATATAATTGTTATTGTGCCCAGGTTCCTGCCTTGCTTAACGACGACGGCAGCATCTTCAACGAAGGGCTGGCTGATAAGCTGGCGAAAGAACGCAAACGGTGGAAACATGATTCTGATTAGTGCTAAATAGCATCAACATAATTTTCATGGTCTTAAGTTGATGAGCATTACACCTCAGGAAGTTGGTTCATATATTCTCACTCTAATTGGTCCGATAACCATTGGGGGTGCGGTGGCTTGGTTTACTGCAAGCTTCGCTTTAAGGCGTTTCCACAATGAAAAGTGGTGGGAGAAAAAACATAAAGCATATGGGGAGCTTGTAGATATTCTTATTGAGATGAAAGCCATATATCTCGCAGCTTCAAACCATCACGAAAGAATATATAAAGCTAAGCAAACGCTGTCTGAAGCTCCCGATTATTATTTCGACTGGAGTCAGTTTAAGGAGCTAAAGAAACAATTGTGGCGATCGTATGTTTTGGCCCCAATATCATTGAGTGAGACAACCAAAGAGCACTTAACTTGGTTTTTTACATTAGATGCTAATTCTGATGAGATGATACATGAGGAAAAGTATCCAGAACATGCTGCTTATAACGATATGGCTCTTGAGGTAGATAACCTCATTGGCTCGATTGTGGATGATGCTAAACATGAACTTAACTTTAAGTGAACCATAATTGAACTGTGAACCCGCTCCGGCGGGTTTTTAATTACCTGAAATCCACCAATGAGGATCCAGCATGAAACGCAACCGCGTTAACGTGCTGACCGTCGTCAACTCCGCTTCAAACATCACCACTGAAACCATCGACGGCAAGCCACATATCGTGGTTCGCGGCATCACGCCTGTCGTGGACGATATCGTGATGAACCGGAAGTTGTACCCGGCAGCAGAAATCGAAAAGGCCTACAACACGCTTGAGCGTAACCCGATGCCGCTGGGCCATCCGAAAGTGGACGGCAAGCATGTGTCGGCGCGTGATGTCCGGGCGGTGAACGAGTATCACGTCGGGGCCTGGCTGCAGGACGTCAGCCACAAAGACGGGAAGGTGATGGGCGACATGTACGTCAACCGCCAGTACGCCGAGTCAAGCGAGAAGGGCAAGCGCCTGATTAACCGCCTGGATGAAATGCTGGGCGGTGCCAACTCCGACCCGATCCACATCTCCACCGGCCTGCTGTATTCCGGCATCGCCGCCAATGGCGAATCTAAGGGTAAGAAGTACAACGAGATTGCCACCAACATGATGTTTGACCATGTGGCTGTGCTGCTCGATGAACCCGGCGCCGGAACGCCTGAAGAAGGGGTCGGCATTTTCGTAAATGCTGAAGGCGATGAGCTTGAAATTGAAGTAGTGAACCTCGCTGATGCTGACGTTCCAGACCCGCAAGATGCCTCAATCAAAACATTTTTCAACCAGCTAAAGGCGTTTTTCAGCGCCAACAGCGATTCAACCCAGAAGGAAACAGACCCGATGAAAGAGCTCATCGTTAATGCGCTGAAGGCCAAAGGTAAATCGGTTGACGGTAAAACCGATGCCGAGCTGATGGACGCGTACAACCAGATGCTGGCAGAAAACGCCGACAGCAAAGAAGAAACGCCGGAAGAAAAGGCCGCTCGTGAAAAGAAAGAGGCTGACGATAAGAAAGCCAAAGAACAAGCCAGCAACAGCGAAGAGATGCCAGCGTGGGCAAAGGTCCTTACTGAGCAGGTCACCGCACTTAACAGCCAGATCAACGCCAACTCTGACAAAGAGAAAGGTGAAAAGCGCGCAGCTGTAAAGCTGGCGATGAACATGAGCGATGAAGAAGTCGCAGATCTGGACGGTAAGGCGCTCGACGCCATGTATGCCAAGTGCCAGACATCTTTCGGCCTGAACGGTGCATTCCGCCAGGCAACCAACACCCAATCAGTCAGCGAAATGCCGGAGTAAAAAATGGCTAAAGACGGAAAGCATATCATCCACGCCGGC